CCTACGGCAGCAAGCAGCAGCACAAAAAACGGCCAATATGCGCGCTCTGATGAAGTCGACCACCTGACAGAAAACGAAGATCGCCACGAAAAAAACAGGAGGCACAGATGAATACCAACATTCATGTCAATGTGAACGAGATCCCGCCAGAGGTCGCAGAGCGAATCGGCTGCGTGTTTCTCGGATTCCACAAGCGTTTCCAGCAAAGCCCGGAACTCATGGCCGAGTTGGAGGCATACCGAGCCGCACGCCATCCGAGCCATAAAGGCAGCGAGAGTGAGGCTACCCCATGAACAATCCAAATTCCGGCACACCGCAGCAGCCCGGCAACGCCCCGCCGCAGGGTATCACACAAGAGTATGTTGCACAGTTGGTCGTTGCCTTTATGCAGCTGTACGCTTGTATCCTCGCTCTGCCCGGCGGGTATGAGGCTCTGCAAGCCGCCCAAGAGATCATCACATCGGACGCAAAACGGCCAGCAAACAGCATCGTCTTTCCGTTCCGGCAAACAAAGGGCAGACCATAGGGCAAAATAAAAGGCCGCCATGCAAGCAGCGAACTCGCAAGGCAGCCAAGCGGGAGCGATTGACAGACCACATCCCGCAGCCATTCTATCACACCCGGCAGCCCATCTCAAGCCCGGCACCCACTCAAGGTACTGTGAACGGGTACCCTAGTTCATAGCGGGCTCGTCGACCCCGGCTTGCAGCTACACAGCAAAAAATTTTTTCGGTCATTTCGTTACCGCTTTTTTCTCAAAAATCATCATATCATCAAGCAAAACGAAAAGAGGATGCAGCAATGAGCAACAATGTTCACATCCACCTCGATGAGATTTCACCAGAGGACACTGCCAGACTTGCACGAGGCTGCAAACGGTTATATCTCAAGATCATGGCTATGCCGGATGGCGAGGCCAAGCTGGACGCAGCATGGGTCGCCTACCAGCAGAGAAAGGAAGGGGGTGAGCCCCAAAAGGATTCCGACCGCACTCCATGATAGAACTATGCCCCTCACCGTTCTTGCCGCGGTGAGGGGCATAATTGCACCCGCCGGGTGCAGCACAATCGAATATGGCAAGAGAAAGGGATTTTATGGCTCGAAAAGAATGGGAGTTACTGTTCAACCTGTCCGCCAAACAGAACAGCAACTTCTCCAGCACCTTCAAGGCTGCACAGTCCGCTCTTGTGGAAACACAGAACAGAATCCAGCAGCTGAACAAGGTACAGTCCGACATAACCGCGTACCAGAAGCAGCAGCAGGCCGTTGACTCCACCAAGCAGCGGCTGTCCGTCTTGCAGCAGCAGTACGATAACATCCAGAAAGAGATTCAGGAGACCGAGGGCTACTCCTCCGCGCTGGAAAACAAGCTGCTTTCCAAACAGGCGCAGATCGACAAGACCACGACCTCCCTGCACACCTATGAGCAGCGTCTGGCTGCCACCGGGAACACCCTGCGGGAAGCTGGCGTGGACACCACGCAGCTGACAGCAGAAACCACTCGGCTGGAAACCGAGGTCGATAAGCTGAAAGACCAGCAGGTTGACCTCAAAAAGACCATGGACGAGGCCGGAGAGGGCGCAAAGGGCTTCGGCGAGAAATCTGTCGAAGCCCTCGATGCCGTTGAATCTGTGCTTGCCACGGCTGGCATCGCAAAAGCCCTCGGCGAAATCAAAGACGCATACATGGACTGCATCAACACCGCAGGTGATTTTGAAGCATCCATGAGCAACGTCGAAGCCCTGTCCGGCGCATCCGGCGATGAACTGGAAGCCCTGTCTGACAAGGCCAAGGAGATGGGTGCAACCACCAAGTTCACCGCCGGTGAATCTGCGGACGCTTTGTCTTACATGGCTCTGGCGGGCTGGAACACCCAGTCTATGCTGGAGGGCATCAGCCCGGTGCTGAATCTGGCTGCTGCCGCCAATATGGACTTGGCACAGGCGTCTGATATTGTCACAGACTATCTGACTGCCTTTGGTCTGAAAGCCTCCGACACCACTCACTTTGTCGATGTGATGGCCTACGCCATGGCTCACTCCAACACGGACGTGATCCAGCTGGGCGAGGCATACAAGGCGTGTGCATCTACCGCCACCTCCCTTGGCTACTCTGTCGAGGAGACAACCGCAGTTCTGGCTACCATGGCCAATGCCGGTGTTAAGGGCGGCGAGGCTGGCACAGCCCTGAACGCCATCTTCACCCGCCTTGCCACCAACACGAAAAAGTGCGGTGACGAACTGGCGACCTATGGCGTGAACATCTACGATGCACAGGGCAATATGCAGTCCCTGTCCAGCATCCTTACTGGGATTGCCGGGGTCTGGGGCGACCTAACCGACCAAGAGCAGGCCAACCTTGCCAAGACCATTGCTGGCACAAACCAGTATTCCAAGTTGCAAACCATCATGGCCGGGTGCAGCGAGGCCGCCGCCGAGGGCGGGCAGTCGTTCTCTGACTACACCGAAGCCCTGAACAACTGCGCCGGATCTGCCGACAAGATGGCGGGCACCATGCTCGACAACATGAACGGCAGGCTGGTTCTGATGCAGTCTGCCGCTGACGGCCTGAAAATCGCCATCGGCGAGGATTTGACTCCCACCATGTCCGGCCTGTACGATGTTGGCGCGCAGGTTCTGGGCTGGATGCAGGGCTTTGTCGAGGAAAACCCCGGCGTGATCAAGGGCATTGCCGCCGGGACAGTCACCTTGGGCGGTCTGGCCGGAGCCATCACCGCCGTAAATGCTGCCCTTAAACTCAGCAAGGTACTTGCACCCACTCTGACTACCGTTGCCCCTGTGTTGGGCACCGCCGCGCTGGCTGCCGGCGGTGTGGCGGCAGTCGTGGCTTTGCTTTCCTCTGCTGCTAACGATACAGTTCCCTCTGTGCAGGAACTGACTACCGCGGCTCAGAACATGGGCAGTGCCATGAAAGAGGCCGGCACAGATTACGATACCACCTTGTCCAGCATGGAGGCAACTGCCAGCGTTGCCGACCAGTACATCGGCAAGCTGGAGGCCATCGAGGCGGCTACTGGTGGCAACACCGCCGGGAACACCGAGTATCACGATACCCTTGCCCGCCTGTCTGCGCTGGTGCCCAGTCTGGCCGATGACATTGACCTTGAAACGGATTCCATCAAGGGCGGCACCGAAGCCCTGCGCCAGCACACAGACGCTTATGTGGCCGATGCAAAGGCGCAAGCCCGGCAGGACTATCTGAACACTCTGTATGAGAAATACCGAGATGTGCTAAGCGAAAGCGCAGAGAACGAGGTCAAACTGAACGCTGCAAAAGCCAAGGTTGAGAAATCCAATGCCGGCATGGTTACCAGCTATGATAAGCTGCTTGCCACCCTCGGCATGACGGACGAACAGTTTAAGCTGACCTATGGTACTGTTCAGGATCTTCCGTGGCGCACCATGAGCGAGGATGTGCAGCAGCTGCGCAGCGAATACCTCAGCTATTCGGCAGACCTTGTGACTGCCCGGCGAGAGGTAGAGAACTACACCGAGGCGATGGCGCAAGATCAGGAAGCGGTAGACGCTGCCCAGACCGAGTATCAGGAAGCAGCGGCCGCAATCAACGGCATGGCAGATGCACAGGATTCTGCAGCAGACAGTGCCGAGGATGTTGCCGCCGCCCTGTCTGCTGCCCAAAATAATATTCAGGGCATCATCTCAGCCTATAACGAGGCCTATGATGCAGCCTTGAAGAGCGTCAGCGGGCAGTATGACCTGTGGGATACTGCTGAAAAAATCGTTGCCACCTCCGCGTCCAGCATCAACTCCGCACTGGAGAGCCAGATCACCTACTGGGACAGCTACAACCAGAATCTTGAGAGCCTGAATGCCCGCGCCGCTGACATTGACGGTCTGAGTGCCGTGATTGCCAGCTTTGCCGATGGCAGCAAGGATTCTGTGAACGCCATTGCCGGCATGGCATCGGCCTCTGACGCCGACCTTGCAAAGATGGTTCAGAACTATCAGGAACTGCAGGAGGCGCAGAAAACTACCAGCGAGAGCATGGCCGACTTAGAAACCGGCATGAGCAACGCCATGGACGAGATTGCGCAGAACGTGGCCGACAGCGTGGCAGACATGAACCTCAGTGATGAGGCCAAGGAAAGCGCACAAGCCACCATTCAGGGCTTTGTGGATGGCGCAGAGGGGATGCTCCCCCGTGTTCAGACCGTATTCTCCAAAATCGCCTCCGCTGCTTCCACCGCACTGGCAGGAGCAGGCGGCAGCTACAGCGGCAACATTCCCGGCTATGCAGTCGGCACGGAATCCGCTGCGCCGGGCTTTGCCATCGTTGGCGAGAACGGCCCGGAGCTGGTCTACTTCAACGGCGGCGAAACCGTGCTGACTGCGCCGGAGACCCGCGCAGCATTCGATGAAGCGCAGCAGTTCACGCAGATCGTCAGCAAAAACGCCCTTGACTTTGCAGCCATTCAGCAAGCCGCCGGGTTGTCCGAGAATTCCATGCAGACGTTCTACCATGACTGGACAGTGTACAACGAGTATGAAGCACCCACCGCGAACACCGCCGCCTCGGCGGAAGTTGTGCCGGCATCCAGCTTCACACACTTAGAGGGCGGTCCGATCTCCATCAACTTCGCCCCTGTCTACAACTTCTCTGGCGTGTCTGACATGCAGCAGTTTGAAAGCCTCTTGACTTCCCACGATGACGATATGCGGGAGTACATCCTCGGCGTTGTCGAAGAAGCGGAGCACGATAAATTCCGCAGAGCATACGCATGATGTGCCTTGCACCTGCAAGCAGTGCGCCGTGGTACCACCACAGGTGCTGCAAGCAGTGTCTTTGTATGTACAAAGCCCCTTGCCTTGCAAGGACTTGTTGGGCAGCATCCCAAACCCTTTGACCGTGCAGCCCCCGCCGGGCGCAGCACTTCAGCTACACGATTCTGTTGACCTCAACAAAATCGCTGCATGACAAAGCCCCCAGACCGCGACAGCGCGTGTCTGAGGGCTTTGCTTCTTTCTGTGGGTGTTTTCCTTGCCGTTGGTTCTATTCTTGCTCAGGCAGCCCAGGCGGGCTTATGCCGCGCAGTCAGGGAAGTTCACAACGGTGATCTCTGCCACGGCCTTTTCGACCGTCTGCAAGATGTGCTCTATCTTCTCCACCGTGTCA